TCCATAGACTTAGTATTAGAAGACGTTCTTAATCAAATGAACGAAGTGCAGAAAGACGTAACAGCCGCAATAAGAGAGGTTGAAACCTTAAATAGAGAGACAGAGAAAGACGTCCGTGATACGATGCGGGATATAGAAAACAGAATAGAAGAAGATATGCGAAAGCTTGAAGAGCAGTTAAACGAAAGATTACAAGAAGCGTTAGATAATCCCTTGGCTAATTAACGTAATTGGTGTATATAAAAGTTGTTTAGGTACGTAGGAGTTTACTATGGCAGGAAAAAAACTACAAGAAAACAGTAAATACGCAATGGCAGATGCTGATGGTGACGGTGTAATAACTGATGAAGAGATGGATCGTCACGAGCGTTGGATACGTTTAGAGAATGAGGATAAGTTGGCAGATACACAACGTATTATGGCGTGGATTGCTATGATAGTGACAATTGTAGCTGTTGTTGTCTTGTTAACACCAATTGTGACTGTTGATAGACTTTCGGCAGCAGCAGGTTTTTTAAATACATTTATCGTTGCACAATTAGGAGTCGTTGTTGGTTTTATGGGTGCTACGGCTATTTCTAAAACTAAATTAAAATAGGAGGGTAACATGTTATCACTGCTAGGAGCAGCACTGGGATTTGGTACATCTGTACTACCAAGCGTTATAGACCTGTTTCAACAGCGTCAGAAAGATGCGCAAGAGCTTAAAATGCTTGAGGCCAAGGGTAAGTACGCAGCACAGCTATCTTCTCTTAAATTAGACGAACTTGAGTCTAAAGCAGACATCGCAGAGGCAGAAGGTATTTATAAGAGTATGGCAGCAGCTAATGCTAAATCAGGCTTTGCGGCGGCTCTGAGCGGCTCTGTACGTCCTGTAATAACATATTTATTTGTTGGTTTCTTTTTGGTAGTTCAAATAACGAGCCTGATGTACGCGATGAATAACGGAGCAGACTTTAGGGACGCACTTAATGAGGTGTGGAGTCAGGACGTGAATTTATTGTTCACAAGTATAATCAGCTTTTGGTTCGGAAGCCGCCAGTTTGCTAAACTAAGGAATAACGCAAAATGAGACATAATTTTGAAGAGTGTATGGCACGTCTCCTTGAACACGAGGGGGGCTACGTTTGGCACGCTGAAGATCCTGGGGGCGAGACAAATTATGGAGTTACCCGTGCAGTCTATGAGCAATACGTTGGACGGCACGTTATGGACGGTGAGATGAAAAGTCTTACTCATGAGGATGTTTATCCTATATACAAAGAAAGCTATTGGGATAGGCTTCGGGCAGACGATCTCCCTTCTGGGGTTGATTGGAGTTGCTTCGATTGGGGTGTGAATAGCGGGACAAGTCGAGCAGCTAAAGCATTGCAACGTATTGTGGGCGTAGAACAAGATGGTGGTATAGGGCCAATGACACTACAAGCAGTAGCTGAAGTAGAGCCAACAGAAATAATAGAACAAATGCACCATATGCGTGATGGGTTTTACCGTTCTTTAACGACTTTCGAGACTTTTGGTCGTGGTTGGGTACGAAGAAATGATGAAACGAAAGAGCAAGCACTTAATTTAATAGGATAAAGGAGAATATTATGAGAAAATTATTTCTTGCAGGTGTTATCGTCACCTTAACAACGATGTCAGCACAGGCCGAAGGAACTATAAGAAGCAGTATTATGTCAATGTTTAAACCTGATGCGTCTATAGAGTACGGGCTTAAAAGTAAAACATGGGTAGGTGATATCGGTGCAACCGCAAATATTTCAAGGTTTTCTATTAGACCCGCATTAGATTGGGGTTATTCAAGTGGAAGTTCTTTTAGTGTTTCTGGCGCATCTGTCAAAAGCACAATGGCTATAGGTAAGCACTTATCTGCTTATTCAAAACTATCTTTAGATGGTGATTTTAAATATAGTGATATATCAATTGGTATGTCTATCGTTTTTAAATAGGAGTATATTATGGACTGGATTAAAGGAAGACTAAAAGAACCTTCAAGTTACGGAGCTGCTGCTGTTGTAGGCGTAGGGCTTGGTATTTTGTTTAGTATGCCAATACTAACCTGGGCAGGTATTATTTGTGCTATTTTTGGATTAGTGCTTAAGGAAAAATCAGACGAGTAGTAGGTAAGTTATGCCATTAAAGAAGTTATTATTAAAGCCAGGAGTTAATCGAGAAAATACTAGATATACTACTGAAGGTGGTTGGTATGAATGTAATAACATCCGTTTTCGCCAGGGAACTCCTGAAAAAATTGGTGGGTGGACACGTATATCAGAAGCAACTTTTTTAGGTATTGCCCGTTCTTTGTGGAATTGGATTACTTTAGATAATCAAAACCTAATTGGTATAGGCACGCATTTAAAGTTTTATATAGAAAATGGCGGTGGTTATAACGACGTAACACCTTTACGTACAACCACTTCTGCAGGAGATGTTACCTTTTTAGCCTCGGCAGATCAGTTAAATGGCGCTATAGATGCCGATGACACCACAATAACCGTAGACGATGCTACAGGATTCCCTACTTCTGGTAAACTTATAATAGATAATGAAGTTATAGATTACTCGGCTATAACCAGTAACACGTTTACAGGTTGTACACGAGGCGCTTCTTATCTTGTTTCTGGTGTAACAACTAGTACTACTGCAGCTACACATAGCGATAATGCCACTGTAAATTGTTTTACTATAGTCGTTACAGATAGTAATCACGGCGCAGAAGTTAATGATTTTGTTACTTTTAGTGGGGCCGCTGCACTAGGCGGTAATATAACCGCTGAAATGCTCAACCAAGAGTATCAGATACTCAACATCGAAGACGCAAACAAGTACACTATTACAGCAAAAAGCTTTAACTCGGATACTATAACTGACGCTTTATATACAAATATTGCGGCTACAAGCTCTGATTCAGGAAATGGCGGTAGTTCTGTTGTAGGTACTTACCAAATAAACACAGGCGCATTCTCTGCTAACCCTCTTGTTGGTTGGGGTGCTAGCGGTTGGGGTTCTGGTGCTTGGGGAGTGGGTAGCTCAGATACAGAAACCTTACGTATATGGTCACAACAAAACTTTGGTGAGGATTTAATCTTTGGGCATAGAGACGGGGCCATTTTTTATTGGGACGCTTCAGGTACATTAACTACCCGTGCGGTTTTATTGTCCAGTAAAGCAGGGGCTTCAGATGTACCAACAATACAAAACTCTTTACTTGTATCAGATATTAGTAGGTTTGTGTTTTGTTTTGGTACAAATGTAATTGGCTCTGCTGTAAAAGATCCTATGCTTATTCGCTGGTCTGACCAAGAAGATTCTACAAACTGGACTCCTGCAGCTACAAATCAAGCAGGTAGTTTGCGGCTATCTCGTGGTACAGAAATAGTTACCGCAACCCAAGCACGGCAAGAGGTTCTTGTTTGGACAGACTCATCTCTATATTCTTTACAATACGTCGGTATAGGCTCAGGGGTATGGAGTGCAACGCTCGTTGGAGAACAAATTTCGATAGCTTCGCAAAATAGTGTCGCTTACGCTAACGGTGTGTCTTATTGGATGGGTAAGGACAAGTTCTATAAATATGATGGTAGGGCTCAACCGCTCCCTTGTGACTTACGTAAACACGTATTCACAGATTTTAATACTCTACAATATAACCAAGTATTTGGAGGAAGTAATGAAGCGTTCCACGAGGTGTGGTGGTTCTATTGTTCAGCAAGTGCATCTAATATTGATAAATACGTGGTATATAACTACCTCGAAGACATATGGTACTATGGCTCTATGGCAAGAACTGCATGGTTAGATTCTGGTCTAAGATCTTTCCCACTAGCTGCTACGTATAATTCGTTACTGGTTGACCATGAAAACGGTATTGATGACAATGAAACAACCACCGCTACCGCTATACCTGCTTTTATAACCTCTTCAGAGTTTGATTTAGATGATGGGCATCAGTTTATGTTGATGTCTCGTGTTTTACCTGATGTTTCTTTTGAGGGGTCTACGGCTGATAGTCCTGTTATAAACATGACCTTTTTCCCACTAAATGCTTCAGGTTCAGGCTATAACTCGCCTACATCAGAAAGTGGTGTAAACACAGGCGCAGTTACGCGGTCTGCTACTTCTCCTGTTGAGGCTTATACAAGCCAAATTCACACACGTGTAAGAGGTAGACAAATGTCTATGAAGATAGAATCTAGCACAACAGGTGTACAATGGCAGTTAGGTTCTCCAAGAGTTGACTTACGTGCAGATGGGAGACGTTAATGGCTGATCAGTATACTGTAGAGTTTCGTGCCCCTGCTCTACCCTACCCCCCTACAGAATATAGCGCTGCAGAGTTTGAACAATTCAATAAAATTTTGCGTTTGTACTTTAACCAACTAGACAGTGTATTACGAGATACTTCTCTAGCAGATAAGTCTGATGCAGTAGGGTGGTTTATAGCGTAATGGCAAACACTTACACAAATGCAAAAGTAGACCTAACATCCACAAGTGTTACAACTTTATATACTTGTGCTGCCTCGACAACGGCTATTTTTAAATCTATTATAGTATCTGAAGACTCTGGCAACGCTGACACTATAACTTTGACTTTGACTAATGGCAGCGATGTGTATAGTTTATTTAAAACTAAATCAGTATCAGCAAATAGTACTGTAGAGCTGTTAACTGCACCGTTAGTAGTGCAAGCGACTGAAATACTAAAAGTTACCGCTGCCACAGCAAATAGATTACATGTAGTAGCCAGTGTGCTTGAAATAACTTAGGTGAATTATGGAAACTATTGATAGCAACCAAGAAAAGATCGCCCCAGGTCAGGTTATGACTATCGCCGCAGAGCAGTTAAAAGAAGATAATATACCACTAGAAGCCATGCTAGCATCTGTTGCTAAAGAAGCGTCAATGGAAAACGCAGACTTGGTACAGGTAGGAAACACTGTATTTCTTGGACACAAAGGCAAAGGCGCAAATAAAACTAAGATGGTTGGACGTGCGTTCAATGTAGATACAGGACGTAATTTCATACGAAATATTCTTAACTACTTAGGTTATTTGCAAGGTAAAAAATTTACGCACTACGCTTCTCAATTTAAAGGGGAAACTTTGTTACCCGCAATGCGAGCTTTAGAGAAAAAAATGGCTAACAAAGACTCTAATATTGCGGTAGGGCGTAGTAAAGATGGGCAATACGTAGTTTTTATTAATTTAGGTAAAGAACCTTTAGGGGTAGGAGCATAGTATGTCTTTTATAGCAAATGCTATTGGTGATGTTTTTGAATTTGTAATAGGCGCAGTAGAAGACGTTGGTTCTTTTGTTGTTGAAGAAATTATACAGCCTGTAGCGACTGCAGTCGGTGACGTTGTAGAAGCCGTAGTAGATGACCCCCTTGCCACTATTGCTACTATTGCAGCTACAGTAACAGG